TTAAGAACACAGGATCACCTTGCGGATCAATAAGATTAAGTCTGCGCGATAGTCTGTATTTTTCATCGTTAATCATTTCGATAGGTGCGCTAACCAATACGTAGCAGAACGTAGCACGTGGTGCGCCTGTTAGCCAGCAGTAGGCTTGACCTTGCCAGTAATAGTCTTTGCTGATGTCGCTAGTCTTTGCATCCATGAAGGTGTGTATATCCCAACTAGATTTGATATCAGGCACATTGATTACTGCGCCTGCTTCATCTTTGATAAGCAAATCGGGTGTGCCTTTGATGAAGTCGTTAGTGAACATCTGCTCATTCTTGAATACGATTTCACCACGTGACCTGCGCCACATGTCGATGGCATCGTTCTCAACGGCCAAACCTTTCTCAATGTACTTGTTGCTGATTTCTTTGTACCGGTTGTACTTCTGTTGCACATAGACTTCGAGCAATGCGCTCTTAGTGGTTTCGGATAAACCTGATTTCGTTCGTGCATCGGTCATTAGCTTTCCAAGCTGCGATGCTCTAAATAGTGTGTTGTTCATGTTATATTGATTGATGGGGTAAAAATAGCAGATAGTTACAATCGGTAACCACCTGCTATAATTTTTAACATTTATTCGATGCCGTACTGATCCTTCTTCGCGTTCAGTTCATCAGCCACTTCAGCTAATACTTCAGGACTGCAGGCTTTGAAGATTTTGTGCAGTTGTGTTAGGTCGGTTGCCTGCTGGATAAGTTCGCGCACATACGCTACATCTTGCTCATGCCCTCTACCCAATGCGCCTTTTAACTTAAATGGCTTGTATGTGTCTTTATTCACGCGATTCACGTCACGCCCGAATACCTTACCTAATGACAGTGCAGCGTTTTTTAAGCACTCTGCTTTGAGTTTACCGAATGCAAGGTCCATTGCGTTAGCTTTCTTATTATCGGGGTTTAATGCCCATCTATTGCGTTCAGTACCGGTCACGCCATCGGGCACGCGATCCACCATAATGATAACTGAAGCTGCACCTACCCTCCGTATCTCGTAACCACTTATCGGATGGATAACTACAAGATCAAGTGATGCCTGCACTTCGTTGGCTAATACTGCCCATTTAAAGTTTTCAGTGCGCCAATGACCAAAGAACAGTTCGTCTAGTGTGGTTTCAACGTGGCTTATAACCAGCGTGCGTGCTTTCTTATCCGGTGTTGATTCAATACCTGCCTGGTCAGGTTCTGCGTTCAGCATTTGCTGAAACTTCTGCAGGGCTTCTAAATTGTCTTTGTGAAAATTCATGTTGCTATTGTTTATTGATTAGTATTTCATTAGGCAATCATTGATTTCTTGACAGTAGCTAAGCACTGCGTAAAGGATAATTGCGGCTACGATGTAGCGAAGGATTTTAGATGCTGTTTTCATGTGTGTTGTTTTTTAAGTTTCAAGATTGCGCGTTACAGTCGCGCCCCTGATATTATTACTTATTGAAAAAATTTGTTACAAAATAGGACATGCATTCATTTCTTAAACGTGATTGGCTTTTAACCTTTCCTGTTTTAGTGCGTGTGCCTACTGCTTGAATAATTGATAAACGCTGCATAGAAGTTAATTCTCCAAATGCTACCCACTCTTGTGCTGATTGTGAAATTGTCATGGCTTTGTGTTTTTATTGTTGTTGTTTGACCTGACAAATGTAGTGTAAGTTTTTACACACGCAAGAAAATGACTGTTAAAATTTGTTAAAATTTCAATTCCGATTTATACCATGAAAGGTACAAAAGTGAAATAACTACCTTCGAATATACCTTTAAGGGTACGCTACGCCCACGAATAGCTGCCGTAATTCGGGAATAGCTCGAAGTACATGCGCATCATTATGGCATCTGCGTAGTCAGGAGACTTGCCATGCATGCGTGCTATTTCATCTTTGCTAATTACTGCAAGCTTTCCATCTGCTTCAGGTGTTCTTCTGCGGATCATGTCCAGTTCTTGCACGATTACATCCCGGAATGATGCTGTTTTAAATACCACTTTGTTCTGCTCTATCAGTTCTGCTAATTTAAAATAGCATTCGGCTTTTTGATTGCTGAATTTATCGGGTTGCTTAGCACGCCCACCATTAAGGAAGCCGCGACACTTTAGACTATCGACTACACCACCACCTACACCATCTTCATCGCAGATCACATTTGTCAATCGAACACTATGCCTATCGCATAGCTGGCGTATGGTAGTGACTACTGTTGTTATCGGTTGCTTTCGCAGTTCGTGAATCTCGATTAGGTGCAGGCCATGCCACACGCAAATGACCGTTCTATCTTTTCCTAGTCGCGCGATGTCGGCACTTATGTACTTATCTCCTTTGCTTTCTTCATCGCGGAAGCAGCGCACTAAATCATCATACTGATATAGGTTATCTATGGACTCATCATACTCCCAATCTCCATCCAATAGACGCCTTCTGTCGACTTCAGGCAGCATGCGCAGCGTTTCAATGTACGATTCGGGTAGATGCGGATTGTCATTTGGCAATGATTGTATGAACGCAAGATGTTGCGGTAAGCTTTCCGTCTTAAACGGGGAGTAGAATTCGTTGTATAACCATCCTTTTGATGGATTGCATGTGAGCAGCATCTTTGGTTTGAGATCATATTGATTTAGCTTGTATCGAATACGTGACTGCAAAATGTCTATTGCACGCTTGCTAACCTGTGCAGACTCGTCTACGTAGGCATCTGTCAATTCTAACCCGCCTAGTGAATGGAACTCCGCATCTGATGGATAGGCAAACAAGTCTTTTAAAATAATCTCGCTACCATTACTGAATGTAATGATATTGGTTTGATTATTCATGGTGTAATGCTCATTAGGTGCTAGCCCTAACATGCCTGCTACTTCAAAAAATGTCTTTAGCGTGGTCTTCTTTAGCGTGTCTAGTTTGCTTCGACCTATCAACCCACGTGTGCCCGGATATTTAAACCTGCGGCTTATCTGCCATGCACAACCTATAAAAGATTTTGATCCACCTGCTGCGCCACCAAAAAGCACTACACGTGCCGGGTGTGAGTTACCCAGCACACGCAATGCTTCTTTTTGTTTAGGCAGGTATTCTATCATGTGAACAGCCCGATGTACATGCCCACTAACCCACCACAAAGAGTTGCTATCATGTCACCGTTACTAAATGGTCTATCATTCCACACTGAATCGTACAATTCTTTTCCAACACCACAGGCGAACACAACCACCATTGCAAAAGGTGGAGCGAACAAAGATGCAGATAGTGCATAAATGACTAACCCATACAGCGCATGGTTAGCTTTGTCTTCAGGTAGGATAGGCAGATTCATTAGAATGGCAGATCGTTTGAATTATCGTTTTCCTGATCTCGGGAAAATGGTTTTTCAAGTGGCTCGCTCATCTTGCCTGAAAAGAACTTGCCGCTCTTGCCTTCTTTAACCCATGCAGCTAAGCGCATCTTCTTGCCATTTACCATAATCTCACCCGTGTATTCAGGTGCATTGTTTGTTGTTTTGTTGTTTTTGAAAAGGGTAAACTGCCCTTCTTGCATTTGATAGTTGCTCATTGTATTTAATTATTTATGATATTGATGTCTTCGTACATCAGTGATACTGTTTTTTTGCCACCAAACTCTGTTGTTTCTACCACATCAAAGTTCATTTGCTGGATGCTGTGCCCTTGTATGTACCCGATGTACACTTCTGTTTCATCCGGGTAGTGTGCTAATGCATCCCACAGTTCACCGATAGTCATAGCTTGTATTCGTCTTTATCAGTTAGCATGTAAAGTTCTTCAAAGATAAGACGCATTGTGAGATTATCGCTCATTGCAGGGCGCATGCTTCGTCTAGCTGTTAGCACGAACAACTTGCGTAGCAGTTCGGTTTCTTTTGTTTTATCGTATTGCTTCATCAGTATTCGCTTTGTGTTTCTATCAATTCGCGATAGCGTTCTTTCCGATATTCAGTGAACTGATACGGCTTGTTTTTGTACACCCGAAAGCGCATGTCATTATCCCACCTTTGCAATGCATCGTATTCATCTAATACCATTTGCTCTAGTTCATTTGGCTTCGGTCGGTTTACGTTCTCTGCTGGCTGTTCGCGTATGCTCAATTTATCTGCTGCCTGCTGCATTGCTTCCATAATTTGCGGATGCTGAAACATTTCGTAGATGTTATTCTGCTGCTTATTGTTTTCATTGATAGCATCGCTTATGGTTTGACGTTGCGCATCGTACAAAGGAAACCATGCAAGTATCGTAGCTGGATCAATACGGTTGTATATCGTGCCGTATTCACCTATCGCACCACGATCTAAACACAGCTGCACATCTTCAAGTGAATACATCCACAACTTTTCTAGGATATTCTCTGCACAAAATTCAATCTGCAGTGCGTTCATGTTATTCTGCACATTGACTAGTTGGGTACAACGTGTAACCAGCTCCATGATTTTAACCTTTGTGGTTATCCGGTCAAGTTTCCGAAGCAGTGAAATCTTGTCTTGCTTCATCGCGTGCGCGACTGATAGCGACTGCATCGCGGAAAAGTTGGTTAGCTTTTTCAATGCTGTCTGCTGTTGAAGTTGATTGTTTTGCATATTGATTTGGTTTTTTATTTGATTCAAATTTAGAATTATTGTTCATCCAGTTCCGGATAGCAGCTTCCCAATTTTTCATTTTGTTTTTTCCTACCATCCAACCATTGCTTTCGTAATGATTAAAAAACGCTTTAGCTTCAGTTACTACTTTGATATCATTCCAAACATTACCAGCTAATCCATTTTTCATTTTCATAAATTCAAATATCTCATCATACGTCGGAGCGCGAAAGCGCGACCTTAAAACATTATCATTTGGATTTACATTTTGATTATCATTCACATTAGGATTATCATTTACATTATCATTTACATTTACATTAGCTTCAACTTTGCTTTTAGTTTGCTTCGGTTTTGCTTCTGCTTTGCTTTCGTTTTGTTTTACCTTCGCCTTAGTTCCGTTTTCGTATCGCTTCAGATTTGCATCCAGTTGGGGCTTGATTAGGGTAAAGACAGTCTTAGCTAATCCTTTTACTTCTACTTCGTTAAAGTTTAATGCATATTCAAAAATTGCAGAATACACTTGTGCCTGTATATCCGCATCAAGTTCTCTAATCGCTTCGTAGAACGATCTATAAAAAACAGTTGATTCTCTCATAATCAAAATACCCACCATCGCATGCAAAGGACTATCCGCGCTCGATTGAGCAATGGCAATGCAGCGATGATGGGAGTTGTAATGTTTTCATATACGGATAGTCTGTGCAATAATAATCAAAATAATGATACCTGTGATTTTTCTTGAACAGCCGATGATATATTTCGCTTAGCTAAATCATAGTAGCTTTCTTTAAGTTCAAAGCCTATACCTTTTCTGCCAAGCTTCACAGCTTCATAAACCTCACTACCAATACCTAAGAATGGAGTGAACACCGTATCTCCCGGATTGGTCCATAGTTGTATTCCACGATGTATTACATCAAGTTGTAAAGGGCAAATATGCCTCTCATCTTTTTCATTTCTTGCAGACATATACTGAAGTGTATTGCTAGGATTTATATCCATCCAAACTGGAGATGCATATCGCTGCCAAATATCAATAGATAATCTGCCTTCAGATTTAAATGTACTCTGATCTCCGCAAAAGTGATCAAACTCACCTGCAACTGGCTCTAAATTATCTCCGGGCTTTTTCATCGTAACAAGATAATCAGGTATGCCTTGTCTACTCATGCAGCTATCTTTAGTTACTTGCTTATGCAATAATCCGATTGCTTTAGTTCTTTGCATGGCAATAACTGGATCTTTCCAAATACATACTTCAGAATGGTAAGTAAAGCCACACTCCTGAAATAAACGAATAATATCGCCTCTAAAATCTTCTATTCCTATAAAGCCATGATGCGACTTTGTAGTTGGAAGATTCATGCAGTGTATTGATACATTGCGACCGGGCATCAAAATGCGATATAAATCTTTAACTAAAAACTTAAAATGCTCAAAGAACTCATGGTAGTTTTTAGAATTGCCCATATCTTCAATGTGATCTGAATAAGTATATAATGAAGCAAATGGTGGACTAAATATGGAATAGTGAACACTATTATCAGATATTGTTTTAATAAGCTGGCAGCTATCGCCACGCTCAATACGATACCATTCGTTATTTGCAGCCTCCGTATCTAAATCCATTTTAGATAAATGCTGATTGTTTAAATTGGCATTAACAGCCATGCTCATTTGTTCTTGCATTTCTTCAAATTGTTTTTGTTTATTGTTAATTGATTGAATTACATTTTGCATTGTGTCAGTAGTGATAAGATAAATGTTTACGCTTTTTTTCTGACCAAATCGATATGATCTGCGTATCGCCTGATATAAACCTTCAAAGCTAAAATCTAATGAGGCGAATATCTGATTACGGCAATTTTGATAGTTCAATCCAAATTGTGCAATTTTCGTCTTAGTAATTAAAACTCTAAATTCATTATTGGCAAATCCCAGTAGCATTTTCTCTTTATATTCTGGACTATCGCTTCCTTTTACTTCTACTGCTTCCGGTATTAACTTTTTCAAAAGATCACCTTCCTCATTTTGTTTAATCCAAATAATAAAATTTTCACTACTGTTATTTACTATTGAAACAACCTCATCAATACGTTCTATTTTAGTCAGTCTTAACTCCTCATTGAAGTTAGTTGCATTGATAGCAGTATCATTAAACAATGATCCGTTATTACGTTTTTCGGTTACAATCTGCTTTTCATAAAGATCCAACTTAGGCAGATCATATCCTTTCATTAAAAACCCGATATCCTGTGGTTTATTAAGCATGATTGCCCAAGTACCTACAAACTGATAGAAAAGCTTTACTGCATGACCTTTTAATCTCCACTTTGCAGTTTCACCACCATCGTGAATAAAATACATGCTTAGCATTTCGGTTCTTGTCATTATATCTAAAAACTCACTATGATTACCCAATTCCATAGGATCATTAGGACTAGGTGTAGCAGTGCATGCTAACTTGTAATGAGTTTTTGCAAAATAGTCTAATATCAATTTCTTTGTAGATCCTTCGTAGTTTTTCAGAATACTACTTTCATCTAATGCAATACCTGAAAAAATAGAGCAGTCAATATCATCTAATTGCTCATAGTTTGTAATCCAAATTCGCGGAATACCCTCATGATATTCATCAGATATTGCATTGTTATTGCCTTTCCATTTCCATACTTTAATCTTAAACTTTTCACCTTCCTTTATAGTTTGACCGGCAACAGCTAATGGCGCCAGAATTAAAACTGGCTTATTGGTATGCTTTACAACTTGATTAGCCCATTCTAATTGCATTAAGGTTTTACCTAATCCGCAATCGGCAAAAATTGCATACTTACCAGCTTGCAGTGCACGCTTTACAATAAACTTCTGAAAGTCGAATAATCTAGAATTAAGTTCAGAATCTTGAATTGTGAATCCACTTTTTACATGAGACTTTACTTTGGCCTCAAGAAAATCTAAATACTCCATGTTATATAAATACCCACCACTACACACAAAGGCTACCCAGTGCACGGATGTGCTATGGCAATGCGGTAATGGTGGGATTTGAAATGTTTTTCATACTGGGTAGCGTTGCAAATATAGTCAAACTATATCTACTTCCAAATAACTGTTGCGATTAAGAAACCGATTGCAGCACCAACAGCCATAATCAAAAGCATCTTGCTGTTGCTGTTATCGCAGATAGTTTCTTCATGCACCGGTGCTGGCTGTGTGCGATCAACACGTTTGATTGGTTTGATAGTTAGCTGCTGCGTGCCTGCTTTGCTTTGTGCATTGGCAATACGCGATTCCTTCAGGCATTCTTTAGCAAACGCCACAGCTATTGCTTGTGTAGGCTTATCGCCTATCCAGCGTGTAACGTTGCCATCGCGCTTAATCATGTTGTGTTCGCGCATCAACGTAATCAATCGCGCACCTACACGATATTCATTGCGCATTTGTTTAATGTCAAATTCTTTTGCGTCATGTAATACGCACATGAATTCGTAATACTTTCCTTTAGTGTTTTTTCTCATGATTCTAAATAAGTTTTGATTGTTATTGTAAATTCTTCAAATGACCTGCACACCTTTACGCAGTAACCTGCATTGATAAGCTGTGCGTGAACGATTTTTTGTGTGTCGGATAGTTTACCCTTTTCAGTTTTCATTTCGATGAACAATGCATGGTATACACCACTGCTCATGCAGATCATTAAATCAGGCATACCGGGCATAGCACCTTCAGCTTTCAATAGATTCCAGCGTTTGGCACGTTGTACAGGTGTACCACCTATAAACACACCATTGGGGAAGGAAGCGATTAGTGTACGTGGGAACGAATAGCGAAACCATTCCACGCACCTTTGTTGTATCTTGCTTTCTTCATGCTTCATGCTGCAGCGTATTAGATATTGCTAACCAAAACTTACCGATGTAGTCTTCATCTGCTTGTATGTTTATCACAGTTAAATGTGATTCTAGCTCCATATACTCCCATTGGCCTAGTGAATTCACCTGGTAATCACATCCTAATGTGACTGGGCAGTATTGCACGCTGCTACGTTCAACAGGAATATCAAAGCGCACGATGACATGCTGGTCATTATTCAGCGTAACAAGATAGCACATGCGGTTTTCATTAACTATTTTTTTCTTAAGCACGTACATATTCACGCCATTGACTGCTCGGACATCCTGAACATCGTATTCACTTTGCATTGAATCGGTGAAGCTTTCATGAAACTCTAAGTTGTTCAGGCTCTGCTCGATTTGGCGCCAACGTTTTTCTTTATCGTCTACGCTAAATATCAACTTGCACCATTCCATCAACTTCGAATTACTTACATGCAGTTCCTTCCGCAGATCCTGAAAGCTAACTTTGTTAAACTTCTTCATGATAGTAAGGATGTCGCTGCGTGTGGGTAGCTTAGTAGTGCGCAGCTTCTTGCCTTGCGTCTTTATATGCTTTTGGTATTCATTCATCTCCTTCGGTTTTAATGGTTATACAATCGACTATTTCGCACACTGGCAGTTCCATCACCCGGCTAAGATTGATTAGCTGGCGTAGTTTGATGCTGCCCGGATCATCGCACCAATTATGAAGTGTCTTTTTTACTATGGGCGTGTTGCTCCTTTGCATCGCACGAAGTAGGGCAGCTTTACTGCCCACTGTTCGCGCGATTAGTTGGTTCAATTCCTGTCGCTTTCTCATTCGATTGGTTTTAATTTAGGATTAGCTACGTAGAAGATTTCGCGGTGCGCTTCGCTGAACTTATGCATGAACACTGCTTCATCAATAGGCTCATAAAGCTTGTCACGCATTTCACGTTCTAAGCGGAAGGCTACATCATCCTGATCATCGTATACTTTAGTCTCGACATTACAAGCGTACTTGTGATGGTAGACTGTAATTAGCTTCATGTCTTCAGTCATGCAGCAATAGAATTTGACATAATCGCCACTGATGTAGTAATGTGGCAAACTGATTTGGGTGGTACCTACTCGTACCGGTGCTGTGTGTGTTACTTCGATTAACATATGTATTGGGTTTTAAATTGTTTACTGATTTTCTTCGTCTTGCCAAATAGCTTCAGTGATTGCAAAATCGATTTCACTGATTAACTTCTTATTGCTGCTGTTCATGATGCACTTAGTCATGTCAATGCCAGCGCAAAGCAGTGTGTATTTGCAATCGCTAATGGTTGTTTCATCCTGCACATAATAGTTGCCTCTAAAGTGTGAAACCAAATACTCAACTTCGATAGTGAGTGTGATAGGTGCATTGCTGCAGTCGTGTTCAAAAGTGAAATAGCTCATTGTGTTTTGT